CAACTTGCTAACTGGATTGAAAGGGTCGCATAATGGCAACATATGTAAATAATCTTAGACTAAAAGAAATAGGAACTGGTGATGAATCTGGCACATGGGGTGCATCTACCAATACAAATTTAGAACTTATCGGTGAGGCATTAGGTTATGGCACTGAAGCCATAACAACAAACGCTGATACTCATGCAACAACGATAGCAGATGGTTCTTCTGATGCAGGTAGAGCCATGTTTATTAAATATACTGGAACATTAGATAGTGCTTGTACCATTACAATAGGTCCAAATACTTTAAAAAGAGTACATATTATTGAAAATGCAACTAGTGGTTCACAAAACATACTTATATCACAAGGTAGTGGTGCAAATGTTACAATACCAAATGGACATACTAAAGCTGTTTATTTAGATGGTGCAGGAAGTGGAGCAGCAGTTATTGATGCTTTCACAGATTTAAATATACCTTCTCTGTTTGCAGGTGGCTTAACTTATCCCACAAGTGATGGCTCTAATGGACAATTTATGAAAACAGATGGCTCTGGTACATTATCTTTTGGTAGTGTATCTAGTGCCGCAGATGATATTAGTGCTGGTGATGCAGCTGTTAATATAACCACAACCTCTGGCAATATTACTATTGATGCAGCTGCAAATGACACTGATATTATATTTAAAGGCACAGATAATACTTCTGATATTACAATGCTTACATTAGATGGTAGTGAGGCAGGATTAGCAACATTTAATTCTGGAGCAGTATTTGGTGGTTCTGTATTACCTTCTAGTGATGATGCTGTTGATTTAGGCTCTGCATCTAAACAATGGCGAGATATATATACTGGTGATATAAATTTAAACAACACTAAAACAAGAGATAATGAAGTTGATGGAACAAGAGGTTCTTGGACTATTCAAGAAGGCGAAGATGATCTGTTTATATTAAACAGACTTAATGGCAAAAAATATAAATTTAAATTAGAGGAGATGTTATAATGGCTGTGTATGTAGGTGGAGTACAAGTAACGGGTACTCAAACTTTAGATGCAACAAAATTAACTGGAAATTTACCTGCAATAAGTGGTGCAAGTTTGACTTCTTTAAACGGTAGTGAAATATCAAGCGGTACAGTTGCGGCGGCGAGGATTGCAGATCTTGCGGCTTCTAAAATAACAAGTGGTACAATGGATGGTGCAAGAATATCAGGTGGTACTTTAGGCACTACAAGTGGAGCAAATTTAACAAGTTTGCCAAGTCCAAGTAGCATTATTTATGCAAGTCAAGCAGTGGGCTGTTTTGCAAGTGTTAGATATGACGACCATGGTAGCTTTGGTTGGGGTGCTAATGTTGGTACTGGTGTTAGAGCATCTGGCTCAGATAATCACTATGGTAGCTCATCGCCTGGGACTTGGAGGGCATTTGGTCAAACTAATGCTCCTTTTAAATCAGCAGTGGCACATAGAATATCATAGGAGAAAAACATGTCAGACATAGTAATTAAATCACTACCAGATTCAAAACTTATTGGTGCAAAAAATCCTAGATGGGGGGATGCAGACAAAACAACAATATTTATAGAATGTAAATTTTCTCANTATGAAACTATAGGAGAAACAGCTAATGATGGATATCTACCATTTACTGCTAAAGGAGACGATCCAGAGGAACATGGTAGATTAATTTTTGAAAAAGCAAAGGCTGGTGATTATGGCACTATTGCTGATTATGTTGCACCAAGTCATCTTAGTGGGTAATAATAGCAAATAAATTTTATAGCTGATAATTATGGCAGATGATTTTGAGGTACATGGTGTTTTTCCTATACCAGTTTATGTAAGTGATGGCTTTTTATTAGATGAAAAAATTAAAGATAAATTGATTAAGGAATCTTTTGATAAGCCTTTGACAAATCTTGGTGGTAATAAAACAAGTAATAACCATTTCATATTAGAACAAGATTATTTATTAGATTTAAAAAATCATATATTAAAACATATTAATAATTATGGTTATAATTTTTTTAAGATAACAGAAAAAGTACAATTTTATATTTCACAGTCTTGGTGTAATTTTAATGCGAAAGGTGAAGCACATCATCTTCATCACCACTCTAATTCTTTTTTTAGTGGTGTATATTATATCAAAGGTGACACACCAATAACATTTCGTAAAGATGTTGAGGCATTTCAAAACTTTGAATTTGATTTTAATGAATCTAATTCATTCAATTCAAGAGATTGTCATATGCCAATTAAAGAAGGAAGAATAGTGTTATTCCCCTCAGTTCTTTCACACTTTGTAGAAGAAAATAGATTTGACACACAAAGAGTTAGTTTATCCTTTAATTGTTTTTTTAAAGGTGAACCCAAAACAAAAGAAAATAATCTTTCTTATTTAAATATTTAGGTTTTTAAAATGAGTGAACATAAAGAAATTCCATTACAATTAGAAAAACCTTTCGGGCCCAGAGTAGCTGTGGCTAAATTACCTATGCACATTGTTGATAATATGAATAAGTATTGCGACAATGTTATTGCTCAAGGAGATGAGATAAGAAAGAAACATGATAAATCACAAGATTTGGTTGGTCATGTAGCAGAAGAATTACATTGTGAAATTGGCGATGAACTATTAAGAGAATTAGGAAATGTATTATATGGAGCTTGTTCAGCTTTATATAACAATGATCTTATAGAAAGAGGCGGAGAAAATAACGAAATAGAAAGACTTAATATATTGGGTGCTTGGTTTGTTCGTAGTTATAAAGGAGACTATAACCCTTGTCATGTTCATACCCATTCCGACTTTTCATGTGTTGTTTATACCAAAGTACCACCATCAATAGGTCAAACCAATTTTAGAAACACAAAAAAACGACATGCAACAGAAGGTTATATTGATTTTATTTTTGGTTCAAATGGATATTGTACGCCATGTAGTTTTACAAGAAAGCCAGAAGTAGGAGATATTTATGTGTTTCCATCATCATTGTTGCATACTGCATACCCATTTTTTGGAGAAGGTGAAAGAAGGTCTTTTTCAGCCAATATGTCATTACAATTTAAAAATAATCAGAAGGCATAAAAATAAGTAAAGGTGCATTAGACGATTTAATTGGGATATTGTTTAATTTTATGTTTTAGGGTACTATAACTCATGCCTATTACAAGTTTAAAATTTAGACCAGGAATAAATAGAGAAGTAACTTCATATTCAAACGAAGGTGGGTTCTTTGATTGTGAGAAAATTAGATTTTATGCAGGCTTTCCAGAGAAAATAGGGGGTTGGGTTAAACAATCTGACAACACTTATCAAGGAACGGCAAGAGCATTACATAACTGGTTAGCTCTAGATGGCTCTAATTACATGGGCGTTGGAACACACTTAAAGTATTACATAGAAGAAAGTGGTAGTTTTAACGACATAACACCTACTCGTAAAACTTCTACTAATTCTATTACTTTTTCAGCAACTGAAGATTCTAATGTTATAACAGTTACAGATAGCACTCACGGTGCAGTAGCAAATGATTTTGTTACAATATCTGGTGCAGTAAGTTTAGGCGGTCTTGTAACAGCAAGTATTCTTAATGCAGAACATCAAATTACTTCTGTAGTAAACGCTAACTCTTACAAAATAACAGTAAGTGTAACAGCCAATGCCTCGGACAGTGGAAACGGTGGCTCTGGTGTAGACGGAGTTTATCAACTTAACGTAGGGTTGAATACTGCTGTTGGCGGTAATGGTTGGGGTGCTGGTGGTTTTGGTGGTGTAAACGCAGATCTTTCAACTTTTGGTTGGGGACAAGCCGCTGCAAGTGGAACAACTGCTCAAATAAGATCATGGTCGCATGATAATTTTGGTGAAGATTTGCTTATAAATCCTAGAGATAGTGGTATCTTTTACTGGGATAAATCAAACGGCACTGGCACGGCAGCAGTAAACATAACAACTTTAGCAGGTTCTTCAAACGCTCCTACAGTAGCAAAGCAAGTATTAGTATCAGACATTGATAGGCATGTCATTGTTTTTGGAGCAAATACACTAGGAACAACAACACAAGATCCTTTACTTATTCGTTTTGGATCACAAGAATCCATAACAGATTTTACACCAACTGCAACAAATACTGCGGGAGACCTAAGATTAAGTAGTGGGTCTACTTTTGTTCAAGCAGTAGAAACAAAACAACAAGTATTAGTGTTTACCGATAGAAGTTTATTTGCAATGAAATTTATCGGGCCTCCATTTACTTTTGGTCTTCAAGAACTATCAAAGAACATTACAATCGCAAGTCCAAAAGCAGCAGTTGCCGTGGAGGATGCGGTCTTTTGGATGGGTAAAGATAATTTTTATGTGTACGCTGGTCAGACAGCGCAGATACCTTGCACAGTTAGAGACAAAGTATTCCTTGATTTTAATTTAGCACAATCAGATAAAATCATTTCAGGCGTAAATTCAAAATGGGGTGAGATATGGTGGTTTTATGCCTCTGCTAGTTCAGAAGAAAATGACAAATATGTTATCTATAATTACTTAGAAAAAACATGGTACTACGGATCATTGTCTAGAACTGCATGGCATGACAGAGGAATTAGGCAATTTCCTATTGCCGCGGGTTCTTCTTATTTATATGAACATGAGAATGGGAATGATGATGACGGATCTGCCATGACATCCTCCGTTGAATCAAGCCAGATTGATATGGGTGATGGCTATCAATTTACTTTTATAAATCAGATAATACCAGACATAACTTTCCAAGGCTCGACTTCGACTAGTGGTAATCCAAATGCAACCTTTACCTTACAAGCAAGAACAGGACCTGGCAGTGTTTATGGGACTAATTCTGGAGGGACTTCGACAAGAACTGCGACATCTCCAGTAGAACAATTTACGGATTTTATAAACGTAAGATTAAGAGGTAGATCTTTTAACATGAAACTAGAGTCCACAGACCAAGGAGTTGCTTGGAAACTGGGAACGCCTAGAGTTGATCTTAGACCAGATGGAAGAAGATAATGTTTGTAAATGCAATACCACAATATATACAGAATCTAACAAATGCAAAGTTAGATTTGTCATCAACTAACATTACTACCTTATATACTGCTCCTAGTGGAGCAGACTTCAATGCTTCTATAGTAAGTTCAATATTAGTGTCGAATGATTCTGGAAGTTCTGATACAATAACTTTGACTGTTACAAACGGCAGTGATGTATTTAGCTTATTTCAAGTAAAAGCAGTTGCCGCTAATACTACAGTTGAGCTGTTAACCAACGAATTAGTTTTACAAGCAGGTGAGATTTTAAAAGCTACTGCTGCAACGGCGGACAGATTGCATGTAGTGGCAAGTATTCAAGAATTAGCACAAAACAGAAACACAACAAGTGCTGGAATATAAGATTGAAAAAAAGACCATTTATTGATAGAGTATTAAATTATGGGAATATTTAAAAGTTTTACAAAGATTTTAAAGAAAGCCGCACCAATAATAGGTGGTAGTATTGGCTTCGCTATTGGTGGTCCCCTAGGTTCTGCCGCTATAGGATCTGCTTTAGGTGCTGGTATAGGATCATTGGCGGCAGGTGCCGATACAGATGACGCATTGAAAGCTGCACTTATGGGTGGTATTGGTGGATACGCTGCAAGTGGT